GTAACGCCGGCGCCGCTGTGGAAAAATCGGAACGTGAGCGCGTCACCATCGGCGCGAGTTGACTCGCGGCGCGATCGGTCGAGCGCCGCGGCCCGAGTTACCGGGACAGCCGATCGCGTCATGGCGGCGAAGATGGGCGGGGCGCCAGTTGCCGGGATCCCATGTCAGGGTCGGATCGACTGATCTCGGAATGACGTGATCCACTGAGTAGTCGGCCTCGGACTCAATCGGACGACCACACAGCCAGCAGACATAGCCAAGGTTGGCTTGGCACCAGCGTTTAGCGTTGGTTGCCCTACGCCCCTGCCACTTGGCCGTCATGCCTGAGCGAACGCCTCGGCGACGATGGTCGTGAACATTGCGTCGCGCTCCTCGAGCAGGGCGCGGATGTCGAGCAGTCGGTCCACGAAGTCGTGGTACTGCGGAGTGCGTGCCGACCAAGGTACGCGGCTCGCGTGGCCGAGTGCCTCGTCGACCTCGGCGACGGTAAGCATCGGTGGCCTCGGAAGTAGGAAGGCCCCGGCCTGTTGGCTCGGGGCGTAGGTGACTGCGCTTGTTAGTTGTGGATCGCGCAGCCTAGATCAGTGTGACGGACGCGGCTCGTGTTGTCAATGTTGCGGTGATGAGATAGCGGCCGTGCGCTCGCTTGATCTCTCCTCGCATCGCTCGACGTCGCAGTGTGCGCTCGTCGATGCCAAGGTGTGCAGCTGCTGCCTCAGGATCCAGCCACACTTGCCGACCATCACTCATGGCGATCGTGGCGAGCGTTACAGCGTCGCGCGTCGCCTTGCATCGAGGGCAGGTCACTTGATCGCCGAGGTCGTCGTATCGCAGGCGATACCCGCACTCACCGCGCTCGCTAACGGTCGGGCAGGCGATGACGGTGCCGGTCGGCTGGTTGTCGCGGTCGAAGCGACGCAAGGCGCGCACCGACGCGTAGACGTGCCCAGCGAAGTCCTCAAGCCCGAAGGTCGGCTCGGTGGTGATGTAGGCGATATGCCCGCGCAGGAAGTTGACGGTGCCCGTCAGGTAGGCGCTGGTGGTCACTGGTCCCTGCTTGGCGATCAACGTCAGGCGATAGGCGGTCGCGGGTCCAAAGGCCAGCAGCTCACGGTCCTCTCGGATGACTCGCTCCCATGACTCGAGGCACTCGAGGATCGGCACAGCGCTGGACCTGTCTCCTGGCACGAGCTGGACGAGCGTCAGTTCGGGGTCCAGTCCATCGAGCGACATCGGTGGCCGGCTGCCGGGCGTGGGCCTGCTGCTCCCGCTCGAGGTAGGCGGCTGGTAGGCGGCGGCCTGTGATGCTAAGCGCAGGATGTCGCCGAGGGACTGGTCAAGGCGCGTGCGGCACTTAGTGCAGCAGTGGCCGTCGGTCTCGGTGGTGCGGCCTCGGGCGGCGCACAGGATGCAAGTCATGGCTGCCCCCCTCCTAAGTTGATAAGTTCGATTAGATTCTCGTTGCCTTGCATTTCTTCCGTCTGTTGTTCGCTTTGCAGGGTGGCGACGGCAGCCAAGGCGGCGGCGACCCCGTCGGTGAATCCCTCCCGGTAGGCCAGATCCCATTCGTCGGTGATCAGTTCTTTCATCCTGCCCATGTCCTGTCCTCCTCAGAATCCGATGCCGGTGGTGGTGGGTCGTGGTGGGGTTGGCGGGGGTAGTGGCCGGCGGTGCTGGTCGGGGATGACGAGGTCGCAGTCATGTGCCGCGAGCACGGTGCGGTCGGCGCTGGGTGGCTTGCCGGGGATGTTCCATCGGTCGCGCGGGTAAAGCTGTCGGCCGGTGAGTTGGTAAGTGGACAGTCCCAACTGCAGCGCCCATGCTTCACCGGAGGCGGTCAACGCGTGGGCGCTGACGGTGACGGGTAGGGCTGCCCGGTCGGCGTCGAGGCCCGACAAGACAGCGGTCTGGCAGTCAGGGCAGACATGTATCTGAATGGTCCTGCGTAGGTTGCGTCCCGGGTGTCCCGCTCTCTTAGAGAGAGAGCGGCGGGACACTTCACCAAGTTTGACGGGACACCCACGGGACGTCCCGTTTTGTGAGGGAAATAAGGACGGGACACCCTCGGGACACTCGGGACACCTCGGGACACCGCAGGGGGGTGTCCCGTCGATTCCACGGGACACCTGCGCGGTCATTCTGTGCCCATTTCGGGGGTCTCGAATACGGGCAATCGTCGGCAGTATTCGGCCAGCGCGGCACCTGTCAGGGCTGCCTTGGAGTAGGTGATGCCAGCCTGTCGCAGTAGTTTCTGAGCCGCCCGCGTCCCGATGGTCCCGTCCCTCGGCACGCCTGCCTTGGCCAGTTTCCCGATGATCTCGTCGGTCGCTTTGGCTCTGGCATCCATGTCTCTCTTGTGCCGCAGGTGTGGATCCTCGACCCGCTGCAGGTCTACGACGTGCTCGCTGATCGGGAAGCGGTGGGCCTCGCAGGACAGCCGGAAGGTGTCCTTCTCGCCGATCCGAGACATCCTCCACACGGCGTCCACGTCGCCGGACTTGGCGGACCCACCTCGCTGGCCTTTGGACTCATCCTTGCCCGAATGGTCGAGCCGGATCATGGCCACCTCGGCTTGCTTGAGCCGTAGCCCGGTGTGCCGGTAGAAGTTGAGCCAGGTGTCGTTCTCATTCTCATCGCCGGCCACCGATCGACTGACGGTGTCGATGACGACTACCTCGCAGGCGTACTCGGCGATCGCGGCCAGCAGCTCGTCGGCGCCTTGTTTCGTGTCGAGTTTCGCGAGCGTGGGGAAGGACAGGTAGCACAGGTTTCCTAGGTCACCGGGTGCATAGCCCATCGCCTCAAGGCGCGTGCGGATGTCTCCTCGGGGATCGTTCTCGAAGTCCACATAGAGCACGGCCAACGGCTGCGTGGCGCTGTTTCCCAGCACGGGTCGGCCGCTGGCGATCCCGGCCGCGAGCTCGAGCATAAGCAGTGACTTGCCGACCTTGGGCGCGGAGTAGAGCGCGACGAGGCGCCGCTTGGCCAGCAGGGGCTCGACGATCCATTCTTCCTCCGTGGTGTCGGCCCACAGGGCTTGCCAGTCAAGGATGGGTAGGCGCTCGCGGATGTAGGAGGTCTTGGCTTCCTCGCGCTCATCGTCGGTGGCGTCAGGGTCGAGGGATGCCTCCCATGGTGGAAGGACCGTGGATGCCTGGCCAAAGCCTTCCTCCACGAGTGCCTTGCCTGCAGCACTCAAGTCCCCGTCGTGGTGCAGCAGCGCATAGACGGTGGCCTTGGATAGTCCCTGCTCGGTGGGTAGCCCGGCGTTGGTGGAGAACACATATAGCGGCCCGTCCTCGAGGGTGGTGGCGCTGGTGCCTTCAAATGACTGTCCGCCGGGCCGCGTCCAGTGGGTGCGGCCGTCAGCATCGGTGAAGCCTTCACGCCAACCTGCGGGGGCGAGGATCTCCCGCCATGTGGTGCGCTGGCGGTACTCGTCGAAAGCGCCGAGTTCAGTGCTGCTGGCGATGATCTTGCCGGGGACGGTGATAGGCGATGCCGTATCGGCCTCGTCGAGTGCTGACTGGATTACCGCGTAGAGGAGGTCACGCTCCTCGCTGGTCACCTCGACCACGCCAGCAGGTGAGGATCCGCGCAGGAACAGGTAGGCGGTGCCCGGCTCGTGACCGTTGCGGGCAGTGGTGGGGGCGACGACCACGAAGCCCCCCTCCCCTCGGGTTTCGGCGATCACCTTGCGGTTGGGTCCTTGGCCGGCGTGGGCCAGTTTGGTGTTGCCTTTGGCTGGCCCGTCGATCACTCGTATAAAGAGGTGTATGCCGCCTCCTGCGGACTGCTCAGAGCAGCCTCGCCAGATGCGGGCGATGAGGTCAGCGGTCTGAAGGTCAGCGAAGCCCCGTTGCCGGGCGTGCTCCATGACGCGCTCGAGGCGCTGCAGGGCAGCCTCCAATGGCCCCTCCAGCTCGGCCATTTCGGTGTTGAGGCTGGCTAAACCCATGAGTACCCCGATGCCAGTGAAGCGGCCGGACTCCAGCCATTCGCGCACCGTCTGCCAGTCGGGTCGCTTGAGTTGGTATTGGCGCCACGGCCCGAAGGGGCGCTTGGAGCCGTCCTCATGGCAGGGAATGACAGCGAAGCCTGCGTCATACCAGGCGCGGGCAGCGGCGAGCAGCTCATGCTCGGCAGGTTGGGAGGTCACGTCCTCCTGCTCGCCCATGACAGCGCTGGCGACCTGTGTCGCGGCAGGAGGTGATGGTGCTACTGGATGGCTGACGCCTCAAGGTTGGCGAGCGCTGCGTCAAGGGCGCTCATAGTGGGCTTGGCATTGGGGGCCGGTGCGGCGGGCTCGGTGAGCTGCGCGGCCACCTGCCCGGTGAGATAGGCGGTGGCGGCGGCGACTGCCTTGTCGTTGTGGGTAGCGTCTTGCAGGATCCATGGGGCACTCATGCCGGGCTTGGCAGTGCCTTTGCCCATCGTGCCGAGCACTTTCTGGCCGATGAGACCCTTGAGTGATCCGACGAGGCCGCCGGAGAACCACAGCACCGACTCGTAGGTCGCTTGTGCGTTGATGTCATGGACGTTGATGCGCACTGCGTCGGAGTCACCCAAGGACGTTGCCATGGAGGCGATGTATTCGATCGGCTCGACGACGAGGAGGTGGCCCTCGACGTCGGCGGGCTTGATGCTGTCGCCGTTTGCGGCGCTGGGGCTGACGAACATACTCATGGCAGGTGCCTTTCTTGTTGTGGGTTGGTTATTCGTTGGAAGATGACTCGCGCGTGAGGACCGGGAACGTGTTGTCCTCTATGAACTGGTGCAGAACCGGAAGCGGCAGGCGCAGATGCTTGCCGATATGGACGTGAGTAATGCGCTTTTGACCCACGAGGCGTCGAATCATTCGAGGCTTTACGCCTAGGTATTCGGCGGCCTCATCTACCGTCAACAGGCGATCCCCTGTCGCGTAGACGTAAGGCTGGTCAAGGTCGGGACTGGTTGAAACAGACATGGCAGGTGCCTTTCTTTTGTTGGGTTGGGTTGACTGGCGCCGCAGCGTCAGACAGTGAGGGCTTCAATCGGCTTGGACTTGAAGGCGTTTCGAACAGCGACCGAGGTCTGTGCGAGGGACCAGCCGACGTGCAGGTCGAGCAGATACAGCTGACAGGTGGATGTACCAGCGGGCAGATGGATGAGGAGCCCGTGGGCTTGATCCACGCCAAGCGTCGGCAGGTGTCCTCGCCGGCCAGCCTCAGGGTCATACAGGTGTCCGCGGGAATAGACGGCCATCTGCGTCGCAGCACCGTGCGGGTAGTTCGGCTCATGCTTGCCGGTCTTGATATCCGCGATCATGACGCGACCGTCAGGTAGGCGCACGAGCCGGTCGAACGTGCCGGCGGCTTGCACTTCATCGGTGACCACGAACATCTCGGTCGCCACGATGTCGATCGAGCTCATGGCCTGCCGGTAGGCGGTCAGGTCGCCGCGAAACTCCATCGGCAGGGAGTCGATCGCGCAGTCGGCGTCTACTTGCTCGCTCAAGGCGTGCAACGCGGTGCCGATGTTCGCGGCCCGCTCGGACTCTGCGGCCGTCATCGCTGTTTCGACGATCTCGTCGAGTTTGCGGTCGTCATTCTTGACGGCGCTCGCGACAGCGACGAGGTCTGGCCGGGCACCGAGTCCGATGACCACCTGTCGCTGCTTCCATTTCGTCAGCGCGGTCTTGTCGTCCAGCGCCTTTGCGAGGGTGCTCACGCGCGTGTAGCCGACAGGCTTGCCGCCATCGACAGGGACGATGAGTGGTCGCCCCCAGCGGTCGCGGGGGATCTCCACGGTCGGATAGGTGAACTCGATTGTCATGCGTTGGCCTTTCGCAGGTAGGTGACTTGATTGGCACTGATGCCGGCCCAGATGCCGGCGGTGGGCTTCAAACGAATGGCGTATGCCAGGCACTCGGCTTGCACCGGGCAGGTTCTGCAGATCCGCACCGCAGCGATGGAGTCATCGGGGTGACCGCTGACCGGGAACCATTCGTCAGGATCAATGCCGTCGGCTCGGCAGGCAGCGCGATCTATCCACTCGTCGGTCATGCGCCTTCCCTTTCCCACAGCCAACGCTCGGATGTCATGTAGCGGGCGTCATCTCTTGGACGCGAAGGAGCGCTCCAACCTTTGCGGGCAGGACGAGATGCCACCACCTTGTAACCAGCGGCTCTGAGGCTGCTGCCTGATTCATCCATCTGCGTGTAAGTGATGATGCGCGTGTAGCCCAAAGCAAAAGCCGCCCGAGCCAGAGCGCCGTAGAGCTTGCTGGTGGAGTTTGGCGTCCCATCTGATGAAACTCGCGTGACTTCTAGCGTCTGACCGTCGTCGTAGGATCGTGCGACGGGCCTGCCGGCCATGCCGACTGCGACGAGTGTTCCGTCGTCGTCTGCTAATCCCACGCGGATCACGTCACCTCGTGGTGCAGCATTGTGACGATGCCAGCGAGTGACACATTCCTGCGCGATTCGCTGACTGATGGGCACTAGATGCAAAGTCATCATGCGGCCCCGTACCCTGCCTCGCGCAGCAGCTGCACAAAGGCACCGAACGCGATCACCGTCGGCCAGTCCTCAATCGACTTCTCGCCTTGCCCGTCCATACGCAGGACCGCGAAGGACAGAGCGCCGTCGGTGGTGCGCTCGGCCTGCTGACGCATCGCCGCCAGCGGGTCAAAGCCCCGCCGGGCCTTCACCTCCACGTCGATATCCAGCAGCCCAGTGATGTCCGATCCGTCACGACCAGCGCCGACCGGCTCGGCATACGGCCAGCCATTCACGCGCAGGTAGTCAGCGACGATGCGTTGCGAGGCGTAGCCGCGATGCTTGCGGTGGTCAGACATAGGCAACGCTGCGATGAAACTCGCCGACCGCGTAGCCCTTGCGCCGCGCACGGTAGAGCGCCTGCTCGAGGGCGTCCTCGCTCATCTGTAGACGCCACGCAGCGATGCCGAGATCGCCGCGGTGATATTCGCGGGTGAATTCAAAGTCCTCGAGGACCTCGTCCATCGCGTGCCACGAGCGCTGCTCAGAGGTCACCGACATGGTGCGCCCCCTCTTGGATCAGTTGCGTCGCGAACAGAAAGAAGTCGCGCTGCTCGGCGTTCTCAGACTCCGCAAGGATCCGCAGGAAGCGGCAGATCAGATCGCGCTCGACGTCGGCTGGGTCCGTGTCCAGCGCCGTGCTCATCGCGCACCTACTGGCACAAGCGCGTTGCACTTGCTTCCGGCCAAGTACCAGTGGCGCCAGCCGGACCATTGCCCGCGAGCGTTGAGCGCGGCCAAGAAGGCAGCGTCCTGGTACTTGGGAGCCCATTGGCTGATCGGCTTGGCCTGCAGTTCTCGGCGCACCTTGTCAGCGGCCTTGGCGCTCATACCGAACTCGCGCAGCCGCTCGGCGACCATGTAGGACAGGCCGTGGCGCCATTGCTTGTCGAGGAACTGCCAGCGACCGGCGGCTGAAGATCCAGCCTCGTTGCGGCTGGCCTTGTAGTTGCCGTGGGATTCGCGGTGGGATACGCAGGCCGCGAACGCCTGCTGACTGGCCGGGATCTGCGCGGCCGTGATCATGGGTGAAGCACTCTGCACAGGTGTGAGCGCCATAAGCGCCGCGATTGCGGCGGCGGCCATCACGCGGCCGGGATTTCTCTAGGGGACATGACAGCGCCTTTCACATATAGCCGACGCGGTCGCGTCGAGCATCGGTTGGCGGGTTGGCAAGTTTGCGAAGGTGCGCCATGCGACGCAGGTGCTGCTGCTGTTCGCGGGCGTAGCGCTGGCGCTGCACGAGACTGACGGCGAAGATGCCCAGTCCCATGCCGAGGGCGATAGCAAGTCCTGCTATGGCGCTGTTCATTTGACGCATGTCAAGCCACGCGAGGGATGCTTGGCGGTGAGTGCCTCGACATGCGCGTCGAGCTCGTCCAGCAGCTCCTCGCGCTCGGCGCGCAACTTGGTGACGGTGTGCTCAAGGCGGCGATGACGCCGGCGCGCATCGGCCAGGTCGAGTTGGTAGGAGCGGATGATCCACACGGCGCAGATGGCGCCGATGATGGCCAGCAGGGTGAGTCCGTTCACGGTGGTGCCTCCGGTCTGATGTGGGACCGGACGGCGGCCCGTGGTCGCGTCGTGCCGCCGTCCGGTGGAGGGGTTATTCACTTGTCGCCCGGAGAGGCGGCTCGACTGATTCAGGAGGCGAGCAACGCGAAAGTTGCCACGCAGATGCGCGTGGGTAAAGAACCTCAGAAGCGCACAACAGCACCACGCACCACATATCCACAGGGCGCGCAAAGTTTGACCGGACAATGGTCAAGCGACTTACTGCAGTGCGTATATAGTCAAAGCACCTGCACTATCAAGAGTCGAAAAGTGTTGATTTATAAGGCTTTTTAGCGTGTGTAGTGCTTGCCCTTCTGAACCAGTTACCGCAGGGTTGATGGTTCGAGTCCATCAGGAGGAGCCAGCACATATCCACAGGCTTTTGGGCCTTATGTGATCTGCCTCACACTTTCTCGGCGTGTCGCCGAAAGGGTCACAGATATGCCACGAAACGGTCACGGATTCACAACCGAACTTGCCCCCCCCCCCCCCCTATCAGAAAATCCCGCCGGGGGACTCGATGAGTGACTTGGATCACATAGCAGCATGGCTGGCGTGGTACACCGCCAGCGGCTGCGCGTTGGGTACGGCGCGCCTGCGGCGCTCCCACCTGACCCGGCTGGCGATGGCCGTCAGCCTGCTTGAGGCCACGGAGGACGACCTCGTCGCCTTCATGGCCGCGCAGACCCAGCTGCGGGCTGAGTCGCGCAAGTCCTTCCAAGCATCGGTTCATTCGTTCTATCGGTGGGCGCTGCAGCGGGGACTCATTGAGCGCGACCCGAGCCTTGGCCTGCGAACAGTGAAGGCGCCGCAGGGTGTCCCGCATCCGATACCTGAGCGTGAGCTGCGCGAGGCACTCATCAAGGCGGAACCCGAGCAGATCCTCATGCTGCGCTTGGGTGCCTATGCCGGCCTGCGTCGAGCCGAGATCGCGGCCGTGCATGCGCATGACGTGCAAGGAAATGCGCTCATCGTGCTGGGTAAGGGTGACAAGGTGCGTCGCGTGCCGATCCATCCAGTGCTGCGCGAGGCGCTCGGAGATCTCACCGGCTGGGCGTTCCCATCGACTGCTCGCCCTGGCAAACATGTGACGGCCGACTATGTGGCCGATCGTTTAGAAAAGTGCCTACCCGATGGATGGACCGCGCACTCTCTGCGTCATCGGTTCGCCACTGCTGCGTATAACGCAACGAAGGATCTGCGAGCAGTGCAGCAGCTGCTCGGCCATGCTCGGCCGGAGACGACGGCGCGCTACACGTTGGTCGGCGATGACGCGATGACCGCGGCGGTGATGGCTGTCGCCTAGATAAGCCGAAAAGACCCCCGACCTGTAAAGGGTCGGGGGTCTTTTGGCCTTGGGCGCAGCAACGCGCAGGGCCTAGTCCTCGTCGTCGTAGGGGAGCGACGTGTCTAAGGACTCGGGGGCGCGCTCAAGGTGCGCGGAGAAGCCGATGGGATTAGTCGAGGGTTCCTCTTGCGCATCTATGAGCGCAGCCAAGGCGGCCACCTGCTGCAGAAGTGCGGCCACCTGTCGACGCGTGTAGTCGATGCCGTCCACCGTCAGCTCGATAGAACCCGCGACGATCTTCACGCGAGGCATCTAGCGATCCTTGGACAGTGCCTCGGCGATCACCGAATAGCCGCGCATGTCGGTGTAGTTGTCTGAGTGATGCGTGACCGCGCTGCGCGATATTTTGACGAGCATCATGCAGATGGCCACATCGTGAGCACTCACCGGCAGGCCGAGATAGGCCGTCCAGAGATCGGCTGTGCGCTCCATGTTCGGGGCTGGGTCGCCGTAGTGCTCAGCGCGCTCGTCGATGATGCTCATGGCAGGCCGTCCTTTATAACAGTTTGATAACGAGACGGGTTAGGTGTAGACGCCTCTACTGTGCGTCTGTAGAGTCCTCTACATGACGACAACATCGCAGAAAGACATCGCTCGCCAGCTCGACATGCTCGCCGACCGCTCCTGGAAGCGTGGCGCAGCGCCCGCCACATCCAAGCAGGTGTGGTACTTGGCTGGCCTCCTGCTCAAGGCTCAGGCGCCCGCCGAGGTCAACTTGGTTGAGTTTTTCACCGGTCTGACGATCCTCAACAACAACGACTGCCTGACGAAGTCAAAGGCCAGCGCCCTCATCAGTGAGCTGGTGGCAGCATGAGCCGCCATCAGATCCTCTGGTGGGTCTATGCATCGGATTGTCAGGGAAACACGGAGAAGATGCGTCGCAACAGTTCCATGCGCGGAAATTGGGGGTACGACGTGACTTGCTCTTGCGGTTGGGAGACGAACACCGGAGGTGGGACGCGCTCTCATATTCAAGACGAGGTTAGGTTTCACAAGTTGATGGCAACTCAGGAGGGAGCAGCATGAACGTGATCACCATCATCATGGACGTCGAAGACGCTAATCGTCTGGCTCACACCTCAATGGCGTGGGGCGCAGATTGGGCAGCTCAAGATGGTCGTTTTGAGATCGTCAAGGGCGAAATGTCATACGACTGGTCACAGGCCTACTGGCTTGAGGACGGTGCTGCGGCGCTCATCATGTTCACGTCCTACTTGAGTGCCCACAGTCATGACCACGCAGTCTTGTGGGATCTCGCAGCCGATGGCGGCTATGTCGTCGTGACAGATTGGACGGTGTCAGCATGAGCGCCATTCGAGCGATCGCTGTCCCGCTTGATGCCCAGACGATCGTCAACGATCTGCAGACGGGAGAAACTTTCCACGATCGCAGCAGCACGATCGATGCGCTGCGTGAGCAGTTCCCCGATCACCAGATCGTGCGGTGGCAAGGCAGTTCGGTCATCGAAGATGCCACGCAAACAGGAGCGTTGCTCATCCTCAACGCGGACGCATCGGCCGACGAAGTTATTACGCAAGCAGGTCAAATGTTCGTGGAGGCTCGTCAGGCTCAGTTCCGTGCAGCCGCTGCGCTCTACACAGCGATCGAGCACGCCCATCGTTCGGGCATCTCAGAGCTGCAGATATCCAAATTGGCAGGCGTGGATCGCATGACCGTGCGCAGGGCACTCGGCAAGCGCTAGACAACCTCCAGCCCGTGCCAGTTGCCCTGCGATGCCAGGAACGTCAGCGAGGCCGGGGGATTAGATAGCCCGCCGCGGTGATTCCACCACACCGAGCCGCCGTCGAGATTTCCTGTCTGCATCCAGCATGTCTGGCCGAGCTGCTCAAGGCGCAGCGTATGAAAGTGACCGGACAGCACCACGTCGGCGGTGCCGATCGCGTCGCGATCCATCGCCTTATTGGCCAGCCATGTCTGCATCTTGCCTTTGGTCTGGTGCCCGTGCAGCATCCCGATGCGCGTGCCGGCGACATCCACCGTCAGATGCATACCGTCATGACCGGGGAAGATCCAGTCAACGTGGCGACCTTTGGCGGCCATGATGTCGGCCACGGCACTTGCACCGTCGATCGCCCACGAGTCGTCATAGCGCGTGACGCCTGAGGAATTGCCGACGCGAATCGCCTCGTCATGGTTGCCTGGCACGACGGCGACCGTCAGCTCATCGGTGAGGTCGGAGAACGCGCTCACCTGTTCGGCCATGAGTCGCCGGTAGACGCGCACCATCTCGGTGACCGTCAAGTCCAGCCGGGAGATGAGCGCCCCACCTTGGGAGCTGTAGCCCTCGATGCAGTCACCGAGCCACGGCAGGCAGACCGCGCCCGCCTTGCCAGCCTTGCGCAGGTGCTTGTAGCGCGTGACTGCGCGGTCGAGGGAGTCGGCGAAGCGCTGCACGGTGCCGGCAGTGCCGTCGCCGTCAGGTTTGCCGAGCTGTAGGTCGCCGACCGCGAACACGAACGTCGGCGCGGGTTCGGTCGGCTTGGGGTCAGCCTTGCGGGGCTTGATCGCGGCCAGCAGATCCTCGACGTCAATGCGTGCCGGGGCGACCTCGACGACGAAGCGGTAGCGCCAGATCGGTCGCGTGATGGCGTCCTCGCCTTGAGCATCTCGATGCCAGGCGCCTGCGTCGTATTTTGCCTCGACGAGCCGGACGCGATGGCCTTCGGGCACGTCGGTGCCGAGGGCTCGCACAGCTGCAGCCCATGAGGCTTCATCGGCGAGTGCTGGGGAAGGTGGCAGCGTGACGATCCTCGAGCCGTCTGGCTCGTAACGGATGCCGGCCTCCCAGCCGCTGGGTGCGCGATCCACCTGCGGCAGCGTGGATCCCGCGTCGGCCAGTTCAGCCAGTCGATCGCTGAGTGTCACGCAGGCACTCCCGTCGTCGATGTCGTCGCAGCGAGTGCTGACCGATGCGTGGCAGGTTCTCGGCTTCCATCGCGCGCACGATCGCGGTCAGCGGGTAGCCGACGTCATCGAGCGCAGCAGCGAAAGCCTTGGAGTCGTCCTCGGGCAGCGTGAGCAGCAGCAGGCAGACCGAGCATTTCGGACCCTTGGGCAGTCCTGACTTGGCCGCCTGCAGGGCAGCGGCGAAACTCATGCCAGCGGCCTTGTGCCGTCAGGTGCAATATGCAGACGCTCGATGACCTGCTCAACGTCTTTCAGCGTGGTGGTGCGCTTGGCACCGTTGGCCTTGTCCCAGCCTTGCGACAGTTCGGTGTGCATCTCGTCGCACTTACCCCAGAAGGCACCGGACGCGAGGACGTGATGGCCGTCAGCGGTGACGTACTTGCTCAGGATCGCTCGCAGCGTGGCCCGTTCTGCTGGCGTCATGTGCTGCTTGTTGTCTGCCTTGAGGACATCCCAGCGAAGGTCGATCGCGGTGCCCGAAGCGTGATCGCTGAAGCCGTCTGCAGCTCTCGCCTGTCGATAGCACCAGCAGGCGATCGGCCCGCTGTCGAGCTTCAGTCGCGCGGGCATGAGGGCGTTCCAGTCCGCAGCGAACGCGGCCAGCAGCGGGGCCGCAGGCTTGGCGATCCTCAGGGTGCGCTTGGTGCCGGGGATCGTGATGGTGCGCAGCTTGAGAGGAGCGAGTGCTGGCGTGATCACCGGCCAGCCGTTGAGGCTAGTGGGCATCGGGGCTGCCGTTGCCGTAGCGGCTGTCGGCCGGGTTGAGCCAGTTGACGATCACCGGGAGGGCGCTCACGCAGGCAGCGATGACCCACGTCTGCCACTTGTCGAAACTGATTGCCCCATCGGTGGCCCAAGAGCCGATGACGGCCGACAGCAGGACGGCGACGAACGTCTTGAGTGCAGTGCCCAGCGGTGTATTGGCAAGGAAGTTGCCCATGATGTCTCCCCTAATGAAAGAGCCCCCGACCGTGAAGGTCGAGGGCTGATGTGTGGTGCTGGATTAGTCGAGGTTCACGCCTTGCTTGGCGGCGATCGCTTTCACTGCGTGCGCGAGGTCCGCGAGGCTCTCGCCACCGTTGCGATAGCCAGGCTGAATAGGAAGGGTCGCCGTGGCGATCTCGTCCTTGACGATCTCGCGTACCTCACGGGCGAACTTCTCGGCCGCCATCTGAAACAGTTTCCAGATACTTGCCATCACCATGCAGACCGCGACCAACAGGCCAAGGATTGAAGCGAGATCGGTGATGTCCCAGCCGTTTCCGTTGGGATCGAAGAACGATGCAGCGAGCATTGGTCAGCCTGCTTTCGGCATGTGACGACGAGAGTGGATGTGCAACAGAACTAGGCGCGCGGCCCGCTGCGGTGTCTGCAAGCCGGCCATCGTGGTGCCACGCCATTCGGCGATCCGTTCCTGCATAGGTGTATCGACGATGCCGGGGTCGATGCGTGTCACGATCGCGTCAGGATTCTCCAGCGCGAAACAGTCCACGAGCATCTCCGTCGCAGCCTTAGAAGCGCAGTAGGACGACCAGCCGGGGATAGGGCGTCGAGCAGCGCCAGTGGAGATCAGCGCAACATGCAGGCTTGCCGGTAGTCCGGCAATGTCTGCCAGCAGCATCGCCACCGACACATAGTTGACCTCGACGGCGGTCCGTATCTCATCGTCCTGCAAGGTTCCGATCGGCCCGAGCGGGTCAATCGTTGCCGCGTTGATGATGAGCAGAACGTCCTCGTCGGCAACTGCTTGCCGGATATCGGCGCGTGGTCGAGCATCCGGTGCAGACATATCCCACAGCAGATTGCCCTGCCGACCGATCGTCAGGACGCGATAGCCAGCGTCGCGCAGCTGCGTGGAAAGTTCACCGCCCAGCCCTGTGGTGCCGCCGGTGATGACTGCCAGCATTAGATGGCGTAGTCAGGCTGGCTGAACTTCTTGCCATCCCATAGGAAGCCGGGACCGGGGTAGGGTCCGCGATCCTTGCCGGCGATCGGGTTAGCGTTGTAGGAACACTGAACCCACTCGCCACCTAGCAGGCCCGTCAGGAAGTCCTGCCCGGCCTTCTCAGACTCGGCACCGTCCACGGTGATGACGTCATTACTAATGACGACCACGTCCATGACAACGCCGTCGACGATGCGCGCGAAATGTGCCATGACTTCCCCTTATCCGACCACGACGATGACAACGCCTGAGCCACCATTGCGGCCCGCTGTCGAGTTAGATGACGCACCGCCACCACCGCCGCGGCCTGTGGTTCCCACCGAGCCTTGGCCATTGACGCCACCTGCACCGCCGCCGTCGGTCGCGGTTCCGGCTGTGTTTCCTGTCGTGGCGGAGCCACCACCACCGCCGCCGTACAGCAAAGCGGTGCCGGTGATCGAGTTGCCCGTCAGGCCAGAGCCACCAGCACCGGCAACAGTAGCTGTGGCATTGCCACCCGCGCTTCCTGAGCCGCCGCCACCTCCTCCCACGACTCCAGAGGCTTGAGGGTTGCCACCGTTGAAGCCTTGACCAGTCTCAGTGTCTGTCAGGCCACCCGAGATTGAGTACGCACCACCACCAGCGCCCGCGTTGCTTGTCGCTGTCGTGCCCGTGTTGATGTTTCCGGGGCCACCCGCATACGCGCGAAGGATGCCGAACGAAGAATAGGTGCCTGCAGTGCCTTGTGCCGCCGAGCCTCCCGCGCCCGCAGCGCCAACTGTGCAAGTAAAACTCGTGGCCGTCACAATATAATTGGCCGCGTACACCACGCCGCCACCGCCACCACCACCACAGCCGCCGCCAGTTCCGGCACCACCGCCGCCACCACCCACGACGAGCACCTCTACGCTGCCGGCACCGCTGAAAGTGATAGTTCCAGTTGTAAATGTGTAAATGGTCTTGCCGGGTCGGGATGACGTGTCAACGGTAGGTGACCCTGTAGTACCGCTAACCGAAGCTTTTGGGATGCTGCCACCACCGCCCGCCGCGATGTACCAAGTGCTGGCCGCTGTCTTGAGCAACGTTACAGACGAATACTGAGCAACCGTTGTTGAGGATCCGGTCACCGTGGACGCGGTGCCAGCGGTGGCTACCGTCCAGGAGCCTGCTCCTTGGTTATACAGGCCGATGATGGTGCCCGTCGGGAAGTTGTAGGTCGCATCCAGCGGGATCGTCACTGTGCCAGCGCCGGCCGAGTTGAGCAGCACGAGCTCGCCGGCGTTAGCGCTGCCCACCGTATAGTTGGTGGTGGCTGTGGCGATCGTTACCGTGTTGTACGCAGTATTGAGACTTGATGCCGTTAAAACGCTTCCGCTCACAAAGGCCGTCATGTTTTCCCCTTCTAATATCCGAGCGCGTTGACGTCGAGGACGCCGAAAGTGGTGGAGTCAAGTTGGAAAGCGGCGAACGTTTCGCCGAGCGAGAGGGTCATCGTGTAGTTCGCGGCCGTCGCGTCGTGGCTGATGCCTTCCACGCTGACGTACTGCGACAGTGGCGAGCCAAGGTTCGCGGGCGTGAACGTCACCAGAACCATGTCGCCCAGCTCGAGGCCGAGAAGTTGCCCCACCTGCGCGCTGGTGATGCCGTCCATGTTGAACGTGACGGAGCCGATGCGATAGGTCGGGTCCTTGTATTTGCTCAACAGCCAGTTGGCCAGATCAGTCGCGTCACCCAAGGACGACAGCAGCGAGTCCACGGTCAGGCCGAGCGGACCGTAGAGCTGCTGCGCGGTCGCGTCTGAGACGGTGACGCCGCCGCCGGTGTAGTTCACGGTAATGGAGGTGTAGAGCTCCTCGATGCCATAGACCACCTGAATGTCCGTGAAGCCGATGCCGCCGGTGCCGATCGTGACGTTTGACGTAAACGCCTGAAGGTCGGACCGGTCTTTAAAAACGGCCAGCCCAGTCTTGGACATGAAGAACGCGCCGGGCTCGCTGGCCTCGACCTTCTGCAGGTAGGCAAGCGTGTTTTGGCTGGTGCCGATAACGTCCGCGCCGAGCGTTGCTTGGCCGGCAGAGATCGCTCGGTCACCGATCGGCCAGCCAGCATCCGTGAGGTAGGCGCCTATGCGAGCGCCCGTCAGCTGCGCTGTCGCCGTTCCGGCCGTGGCGGTCTTTTGGGCGAGCTGCTGGAAGCCGTCCACGCAGGCCGCGCTGGCTGTGTCATCGGAGCCCAAGTCATAGCTCAGATTCCAGTCAGCCACGTTGAGGGTGGCGAGCGTGTAGCCGGCGTGGGAAATGATGACTTCCTTGCCGGGCACGATGTTTCCGACGTACGGCCCGGCCGCATACGTCGGGTCGTACTTGCGGGCCGAGTTAGTCAGCAGCAGATTCCCGGTGCCGGCGACGTACTTGGACAACTGCCTCGAGCGGCCGCGCTTAATCTGCACGGCCCGCAGGTCGCCGGTCACATCGACCGCGACATCGCCCGCGAGCAGGTAAGTGGAGTTGTCCAGCACGCCCTTGGTTGTGTCGTCAAGGGTGAAGTAGTTGCCCACGCCGTTGGCGTAGAGGCTCATGGCGATGGTGGCCTGCATTGTTTAGGCCTTAGCGAAAACGCGGCCGGAGGACTGCTCGAACAGCCGAATGTATTGCACGATGTCTTGGCCGATCTGACGTGGATCTCCGACGCCCGAGTTCACGGTGATCGCGTAAGTGTTGCCGGAGCTGCTTGAGCCGCCAGCCATGCCGCTGTTGGGGATGATGGTCCCGTCGATTCCAGGCACGAACACTTCTGGGCCGTTCTCGCCGACCATATACGGCGTGCCGCCGGTGACCGAACCACCACTTGCCCGGCCCGCGAGCGGGTTCAGCAGGCCCATGAATCCGCCAGCAGCTGCGAGGCTGCCAAGGCTGGGAGCCATAGAAGCAAGTTGAGCGGAGAGGGCTGCGGAAAGTTGCGAGCCTGCAGCTTGTCCTGCGGTTGTCGCGCTGTCACTTGAGATGCTGATCGTGACCTGCAGAGCGTTGGCGGCCCATGCTTGGAACTCACTCGACGCGGCAGCGATCGCCTCGCGAGCGCCCGCGATAAGCGCTACCGCAGACTGGCCGCCAACCGTCGCAAACGCTTGCGCCATCGGATCACCGAGCAGAGTCTTAGTCTGCTCGGCGAGTGCCTGATAGTTCTCGGTGAGGCGCTGCGTCATGTCGGGATTAGCCGACAAGTAGTCCGCGAGCGCGATCGCAGCATCGGATGGCAGGGCGAGGATCTGCTTAGTCAGAGCGTCGGGCAGTTTCAGGGCGATGCCGGCGATCTTGCCGACAGCCTTGGACTGGTTGGCGATGTCGCCGAGCATGAGTTTGGCGATGGCGTCCGGCGTCAAGTTTACGTCATTACCCTCGGCGTCCTTGGCTGCGGTCTTGAAGGACAGTTGCCCAAGGATGCTGGAGGAGATGGAGTCGGAGTAGGACGAGATCGCATCCTGAGCGGACTTGATGATGCCGAGCTGCTCCTTGACCACGCCGGTGAACGTGTCGGTGCGAGATTTGAACTCATCCGCTAGCGCCTGTGTGACCTTCTCGCCGCCGCCAGAGATGCTTACCGACAGACTGCCAAGGGTCTTGGAGATATCTGCCGACGCCTTGGCATAGTCGATGGCGACAAGTTTGATCGTGTCGCTGGCTTGCTTGGCTGCCCGGCCACCACCACCGGACGCCTTGCCTGCGGCATCCTGCATAGCCTTATATGCGGCCAGTGTTTGACTGATGGCATCGCCGAAATACTTCTCGCTGTAGCCGCTGGTGGGCGTGCCTCCGGTGTACACGGTGCTGGTGGATCGACCACCCGAGACAACCATGAACGTGGCCGCAGCCACAGACGCCTTCAGCAGCTCATCCTTGGCATTAGCCGCGGCGTCACCTGTTGCGTCCAGACTGCCAGCGAAGGCGTACCCGCTCGCCGTTGCACCTGAGGCCGTTGTGTCATATGCGGCAACGGCCGTTGAATATCCCAGGAACTCATCGGACGATTGCTGCGCCTTTGCTGCGTCAATCTGACCAAGGGTTCCGAGCGTTTCCAGCAGTGTGACAAGTTCCTTCACGCCAGGAATGTTGTGGAGCAGCCAGTCCTTGATGCCTGAGAGCTTGGTCAGCCATGAATCCGTGCCGACAGAGGCGTTATTCGCGCTCGTGCTGAAGGTAGAGATGGCGATCGTCAGATAGTTGACGCCGTCGATCACATTGGCAACCGACTTGCCGAACTGGTCTATCTGATCGGTGAGACCGCCAGTCCCGCCGAAGGCGTTTATCATCAGGTCAATCGACCTGAGCAGTGCGTAGCCGATGTCCTCTTTCGCTTGATTAGTAGCGACTGAGATTCGATTGAGGCGACCGGTGAAAGTGTCAGCGGCGGCTGCGGCCTGTCCCTGAAACTTGTCCGTGAGCACCTGGGT